TGATTTAAACGGACATGTTAATCTTGGTAATGGCACAGGTGATAACATATCAATCGTAGGAAGAATAGACACAAATCTAGATCCTGATGCAAACAATAGTTATGATGTAGGAACCAATACACGTAAGTGGAAAGATGGTTATTTCTCAGGAACAGTTACTGCACCTACATTAGCTGGTAACGTAGACATAGGATCTGGAACATCTACATTTAATAATGTAACAGTCAATGGAACGTTATCTGCAGGAAACTTAACAGGTAATTCAGACACAGCAACCGATCTTTCTATTAATGCAACACAAAGACTTCTCATTCAGACAGGTAATAATGCTACTGGTGTATTAGCAGCTGGAACTAACAACTATGTTCTAACATCTAGTGGATCAGGATCAGCACCTACATGGGAGCAGGACTTTAGTGGTAATGCTGCTAGTGCAACTGAGGTATATGTTAATGAATATACTAACGATTCTACTCAAAGACCAATTTTATTTGCTTTTACTAGCAGCACTGCTAACTCAGGAAACCGAGCTATAGGTAAAGATCATCAACATTTGACATGGCATGGTAATGACAACAAATTAAGATGCCCTAATATTGATCTTACTGGCACATTAGATGCAGATAGTGTTCAAGCAAATACATTCGGTACATCATCACAAAACGCATACGGTGCAAGAACAGTGTCTACTGGTAACCCCTCTGGTGGAAGCAATGGAGATATCCACTATAAAATCTAATTTTTAATTATGTCAATACCTTATAGTAATGCAATTGCAGAAGTTCTCGACAAACACCTTCGTATTAAAGATGGTGGTAGTTGGAAATATGTTGAGGATGTAAGAATAAGAGATGGTGGCACATGGCAGGATGTTAAAGAAGTATACATTCGTAATGGTGGTTCATGGCATCTAGTTCATGAGGGTGAACATTTCTTGTTTAACCATACATTAAGTAGTAATGCACAAAATGAATTTAGTTTAGCAAGTTGGATAAGTGGTCAAGGTTATAGTGGTAATAAGATAAAAGGTGCATTGACAGTCAATAACCTTCAACAAAGAGTTAACTTAGGTAACTTCTCATCTGACTCAAAAGTATATCTTAGAATTAATAATAATAAAAGAATATCTGGCAAAGGTGGTAATGGTGGTCAACGTGGTCAGAACTCAGCATCTAATGGTCAGAACGGACAACGTGCACTATATACTAGAACACCATTTATTATAGACAATGGTGGCATCATCGCAGGAGGCGGTGGTGGTGGAGCTGGAGGTCGTAATGGCACAATCACTCAAACTGTACAGGAAACAAATAACTGTATGAAGGGCAACCAGTGTACCAATCAATATGATGTTACTAACAACACCAACGGTGGTGGAGGTGGCGGTGGAGCTGGTTATCCTGGCGGTAGTAATGGTGGTAATGGTTCACAAAATGGTCAGTCAAATGGCGGTGGACAAGGTGGTGGTAATGGTGGTGGATCTGCCAGATCTGGTGGTAATGGTGGTGGTCTTGGTCAAAATGGTAGTAATCCACAAAACAACCAAGGTGGAACACGAGGAACCGCAGGAAACGCTGTTGATGGGTGGTCTGAAAGATTATCAGGAAACGGTTCTGGTAACGGAGATATCCGTGGCAGCACAACAAATTAACTTAGGAGAATTATTATGTCACTAGAAGACATAGACCCACAATTTAGATTAGATGCAGAGGTAGCACCAACTTTTGTCGTGAAAAATTACGACATTGATACTGGGGAGTTCCAAGTATTCTACAATGATGGTACACTTAGCAATGATGAGTGGTACGGTCCTCTATTCATGGACTTAGATTCTATGAGACCAGACCATGAAGAACCTATAAGATTCCAAATTGCACAATACGTATACAGTGCTGTTGAAAGTTCAAGATTAGCGGAGTGCAACATGGATGACAGTAAACAAGTGTTAGCAGAAATGATGGGTGTAGAACAAAAGGTGGATATGGTAGAATTGATGAAGCATAGACAGAATCAAGCAATAAAAGAGGAGACACACGTGGATCCCACATTATCCGCAGCACAGATCGTTAATATATTCAGTGAAGATGACTTTGACGAGCAGTTTGAAGCACTTAGTGCTGAACTAGCAGAGGACTAATATGCAAGAATTTGCTACTACACAAGACGCGAGAATATCTCAATATTCATTTGGACAAAGTATATCACAGTTCGGTGTAACAGTATACTCATGCAAATTTGCAAAACAAGGTAAAAAAATATTTGGTAATGACCCTGATCCTACAAAAGAAATCATACTAGATTCTACTGATAATATTGTAACAGAGCATATCAAAAACAATCCTAACGGGAAAGTGGCAGGATATGAGGATATTATACGGGAATGTGGACAGACATATCAAGTTCATTATAGAACTGTATCGTTTGGCAGCACATGGAAGAGTTGCTCATTAAAACCCGCAGGATATTCTATAATATATCATAATGGTGCACATACAAACTTTAGATTTCCTGGCTTAAATAGGTTAACATCTATGGAGGGAGGAGGAGTTGTAGCATGTTCTGGATTTGATAGTAAAGTCTCTACAGGTAGGAAGATACATTTCATAAAAGAAAATGATAGCTTTACACCGCAGGGTATTGGTAGTATACTGGTACCAATGCATGATTGTTGGTATCATAAAAGTTTATTGAGACAACATTATCCATTTCCAATATCAGACACTACTACAATACAAATAACGGTTGATCAACCTACAGTCATAGTAGAATTTACTATGGGTGAACCAGATGTAGGACAATTTACTACAGACTGGTTGAATCAAATAGAGGACGGACTTATTGAAATCGTGACTAGATGAAAAATGAATACACAATCAATGATCAACTAGATCATTTGACTGTCTTATATCATAGAGGATGCAAACAAGGTTTTAAGTTCTTTGGGGATGACCCAGAGGAGCACAAATATTATATTAAAGACGAACACATAGAAATAGCAAGAGCTCTGTGGCCTGATAAAAATAAGGATTTTCCTTGTGATTATCTTAAACGTTTCTATGCACACAGCAGATGTCTTATATTTACTAAAGGCATGTGGATGAGTGAGACAGCAAGATATCCACAATATCTTAGGTTTAGACCAGGTGCTAACCTAAGTTTTCGTGTGTCTGGACTTACTAGGTTTACATCATTGACCGATAATGGAAGTGCTATGTGTGTTGGTATCGACCCTGATGCAGGAAAGATGCCATGTCTACGACGTTTTGTACATGTTATAGACAAACAAACCATGTTTCAACCCATGTATAGTAATTCATATCTTATACCAACAGAAAATTGTGTATATGGTAAAAAAGCAGTATCAGAAGGACATATATTCAAATCAAGTAATGATCCAATAACAGTTACTTTCCAAAACAAAGGTTATCTGATAGAATATACAGAGGAACCATTTACGATGGAGGAAGCAGTGCTAAACTATGCGGGACAGTGGGTAACAAAACACATTGAGGTATTCGACAGATGACAATGTTCATTGAAGATGGTATTAAACCAGTGTGGCAAGACCATCAAGATTATCCATGGAATGAATACAAACATCTACAACGTGACAAATTTGAACAGTTAGTCACTATGATGATGGATGCATACCCAGAACATGACCTCACAGAGTGGTTGAAACGTGGATTTGCCATGAACGAGGGAGATAGCACCATATCATTTAGTAGTTTAGAAGGATATAAAATGCTACAATGGGGTATCAATCACTTTGACTTAGAAGATGCAGAGTCATACAATATGATGTGGGAAGATGAAGAAGAACCAGATTGGGGTGACGATTGGTAATATATGTGTTATAATTAAATATAAAGAACGATACAATGCCAGTATACAGAGACTATGAGATTCGTATGAATCTTAATGAACTCATAGAGAAGAGAGTTCCATGTTGCGATCTGCTACACCCTGACCACTGTTTCACAGAGTCACAGGTAACACAGATTGCACATGATATTAATATGGATCTAGATTTACATCCCATATACAAACAGATTGATGAGCATATCCTACGATACGTTAAAGCAGCAAATATAGCAAACGAAGATCACTGGGTAGAAGATAGATTAAAGCATCCACATGATTGACAATGAAACTTACATCATATATTAAATCATACGAGTGCCCTCAAAAAACTATAGAGGGTGCTCTTGAACTTTTTGAGATGTGTAAAGACATGGATTTTATTGTGCCAGGCAAAATTGGTCTAGGTACTGTCGATAAAACCATAAAAGATAGTGAGGACGTGTATCTTGAGTCCTTACCTATGTTTACTGCACATGAGTTTGGTATAGATCTTTATGTCGAGCACATTAAAGAAGCTTGCCAAAAATATCTTGACAGCATACACTTGGGTTACTATCAACTGAGGATGTTAGGACTACCACAGATTCAACACTATCCGCCTGGTGGTGGTTACTTCCAAGAACATATTGATAGTTACTCAAACTCTACTTGTAACAGAATCATTGGATACATTACGTATTTGAATACTATTGATAACGGTGGTGGCACACAGTTTCCATATATGAATCATACTGAACAAGCAGTAGCAGGAAAAACTATCTTTTTTCCATCTGGAGTTACTCATCCACATAAAGGAGTGGTTGCTCCAGACGAGGACAAGTATATTCTAGTTGGATGGTTTGGATCGTCTCTTTGACCACTTTAAAAAGTGACCATTATATTATTGCATTATTATATGCATGGTGTATAATAATATTATAAACAAACTACATTATCAAATGGAAGTCCAAGCACACGGTAATCACTACGAAGACCTCAAGATACGTGAACTAACAGGTCTTGGTAAGAAAGAATATGACAAACTAAAGAAAAACGGTTACACCTCTGTTTTTGACATATCAAAGGGATTACATTCTGATGTAGATATAAGCATCAAAACTACAAAATCTAACTCAGTTAACTCTGGTGACATTAGAAGAATGAGATCACACTCTGAGTATGACCTAATTATTGCACGATATGATCAAGTAACACCAACAAAGAAAGTATTTCATACAGAGTATAGATTTCATATCAAACCTGAGCATGAAGAACTATTATGGGGAACTATGAATTATGATTTACTCAATGAATTTAATGAGTATATTAGAGGATATAAAGGAAAAGAAGATAGAAAAGCAAGAGAGCAAGAGAGAAAAGAGTATCAGAAGCAAATACAAGACAAGAATGCACTTATGAAGATCAATCCTAAACCTAGTCAACACAGAACACAATGCACAGTGCACATTGACAAATTGATAGCATCTGGTGTAGAATATAGTGCAAGACCTATTAGAATTGAATTACAATCAAAACCAAGAACGTTTAATAAATGAGAGCATTTTGTCCACCTAAAAACACTCCAGACAAAGACATAGTTATGACTCCTGAGTATCTTGCTAAGGATATCATACAACATTATAAACCTACAGGATTAATTCTTGATCCATGTAGAGGAACAGGAGCATTTTATGATAATTATGATGCATTGTATCCACACACAAAAGATTGGTGTGAACTAGCAGAGGACAGAGATTTCTTACAGTATCATCGTAAGGTAGATTGGATCGTAACTAATCCACCATGGTCGATGATGCAACAGTTTTTATGGCATGGTATGGAGATAGCAGATAATATAGTATATCTGACTACTATCAATCACTATACTACAAAACGTAGAATACGTGAGATGAAAGAGCATCACTTTGGCATCAAAGAGATCTATTGTGTAGATACACCAAAGAAACCATGGCCTCAGTTAGGTTTCCAACTAGCAGCAGTGCATACACAACGTGGATATAAAGGAGGAACCATCTGGTCATATCAATGAAGAATACTATATTATTTGGAGACTGTAGAGATACACTCCCTACTATTGATGTCAAAGCACGTATGTGTGTAACTAGTCCACCATACTACGGACTACGTAACTATGGAGGAGAAGAGAATCAAATAGGACAAGAGGACACACCTGAGCAATTCATTGACAATCTTGTGTCAGTGTTCAGATCAGTGCGTGATGTACTTACTGATGATGGCACGTTATGGGTCAACATAGGAGATAGTTACTATAACTATAGACCTGGCAAAGGTCAAGCACTTGTTAAACAGACGGTATCTAAGACAGAACGTGATCAACCACAACAGTGTGCAAGACGTGCTAACAAACTAGAAGGACTCAAAGAGAAGGACTTGATAGGTATACCATGGATGTTAGCATTCGCATTACGTGCAGACGGATGGTATCTACGTCAGGATATCATATGGCATAAACCTAATCCTATGCCTGAGTCTGTTAAGGATAGATGCACTAAATCACACGAGCATATATTCTTGCTCAGTAAAAACAAAAAGTATTATTATGACAATGAAGCAATCAAAGAACCAGTCAAGCAAGACTGGGGAACAAGAGATCGCA